TTATTTTTGGATTAGCAGTCATATAATTTTCTATTGAATAGCTAGTATCACCATATTGAATATAAATATTCTTAGCCTTTTTAATCATTATTGGGTGTGTGTTATACATTCCTAGATTCTTAGGAAAGATTAGCAATGATAATGCTTTTTCTAGTGTCATATCTTCAAATGATGATGAGAAATTGGCAAAACGGGAGTCTTTTTTTACTGAATTTTCCTCCACTATAAGAAAGCCCTTTTTTGATTTGATTGCTACAATAGGTAAATTATTTGCTGGATTAACACCAAGATTACGTCTAGATGCTGTATCGGCTTTTGGGTCTGCAGATTTGAGTTCTTTACGTGCTTTAATATTTTTCGAAAGTTCGTCTATGATTGGGGTTAGTTTTAAATATACAGAATCAACGACTTTATACCAAATTGCCTTGCCTTCTGCTATTTCGTCGAGGAGGGATTCAACTTGTGATGTAAATTCGTAACTCATAATTTCTGGAAAGTTTTTTACTAAATATTCGTTTATCATGAGAGCAAGACTTGTTGGAATGAGTTTATTCTTATCACCTTCAATTTTACCTTCTTTAGTATCAATTTTTATAGTATTAGGATAAGTATAGTTTAATGTTGTTAAATTTACTTTTTTAGGTGGTAGGCTTTTACGTTCAATATATTCTTTTTCTTGGATTTTTTTGGTGACGCTGGAATACGTACTTGGTCTACCGATACCTAGCTTTTCCATAGCAGAAACTAATGAGGCTTCTGTATAACGACTTTGTTTCGGCTTACTATATTTTTCATTACAATTCATAGTTTGTGGATATGCAGTTTCACCTTCTTTCAATTTATCAAAAACAGTTTCTAGATATTTATTATATTCTTCATTTGCAATTTTTACTTCATTGTTTTCATTCTCTTCATCGTTTTCTTCATCATTATTATATTCTTCTTTGTTTTCGTTTTCATCATTTTCTTCATCAGATGAATTAATAACTTCACCTTCTTTAAGAACTTTTTTTTTAAAAGCCTTTTTCTTATGAATATTTTGAGCTTTTAGAAAACCATCAAAAATTACTTTTTCATGTTTACCAGTAAATACTAATTGGTCTTTTTTCTTTTCACCAGTAACTATTTTTACTGTTCGTATTTCTAGTGTAGCCGGCGCCATTTGTGAAGCTAAAGTCCTGCGCCAAATTAATTTATATAGGCGGTCGTGCTGCGGGGTCATCCCTTCAGTATTTAATACACTTTCAATATTACAATTTGATGGGCGGACACATTCATGTGCATTTTGCGAAGAATTATTCTTTGACTTATAAACAGTTCGCTTATAATATTTTTCTCCAAATTTTAATTCAATTTGTGTTTTAATAGATTTCATTGCATCCTCTGCAATTGCTGTAGAGTCACTCCTCATATATGTGATAAAAGAGCTTTCATAGAGCTTTTGAGCGACTTTCATTGTTGTATCAGGCGACATTCCTAATGATATACTTGCAGCTTGTTGCAGACTACTCGTAATAAATGGTGGCGGAGGTGAACGTGTTGAATTATTTTTAGTTAAACTTTTAATTGTAAATTTTGCTTTATCTTCTGTCATATCCTTATAAAGTTTTTCAATAGTTGATTTATCTTTAATATCTTCATCACAAGTGGTCTGGATTATATTAGATTTTATTTGAGATGAAGAATTCTTTTTAGATACAAGTTCTTTCTTATCTAGAACAAAATTTGCATCTAATTTGAAATAAGAAGTTGACTGAAATTTAGCAATTTCATTTTCACGTTCAATTATAAGACGGATTACTGGCGACATTACACGTCCGCAACTTAGATGAAAATTATTAGTTTCTTTCCAAAGTAAAGGACACAAACTGTATCCTATTAATTTATCTAGGACCATACGGGCAAACTGAGTATGAACTTCATTCATATCAATTAAAGCCTTTTTACTAACTGATTCTGTAATTGCCTTTTGAGTAATTTCATTAAATATAATTCGCATCCTTTTTTCAGGTTTTACATTTAAAAGTTCAAAAACATGATGTGCTATGGCAGCTCCTTCGAAATCGCCATCACTTGCGAGCAAAACTCCACTGCAAGATTTATATAATTTTTTAATATTAGATATTACATCTTTTTTGTCTGTCATATCTATAAATTCGGGTTTATAATTATTTTGAATATCTATTGACATTTTTTTAGGATCTAATCCACGGAAATGACCCATTGATGATGTCACCAAATAAGTTTCACCTAGGTATGACTGTATTTTTTTAACTTTTGAGGGCGATTCTACGACAACGAGAGTTTTGGACATTTTAGTTTAATTTATTTTTTTGAGAATTTATGAGAGTTTATTATATATAATATATTTTTGTTTTAAGTTTTTAATTTCAATTTTAAGTTTAATAATATATTATTATTTGCGAAATATAGTTTCAACATATCTATAATATATAATTTGGGTATTTTGGGTAAAGTTAGACTATGTTTTGATAAGTATGTAAGTATTATGCATAGTTCTTATACACTTGTTAAAACATAGTCTAACTTTACCCAAAATACCCAAACTAAATAATAACATTACATATCTATAATATTAGTAGTATTATACCATCCTTTTATAAAATTATACTCTCCATTATGTCTTTCCATATAGTATCTCTTAAAAAATATATTAGTTCTTAATAATTCAAAGAATTTAACTTTACTATAATTTTCTTTTTTGTTTCTAGACATTTCTAAATATATTTCACTAATCTTAAAGAATTCATATATATCTTTCATAGTGCTATATTTAGTATTATCTTCCGTATAATTATCTTTAAACCATCCTACAACATCACAACAATTTTCTAAATAACTTTGTGTTCTAGATACTATACTAGGTGCTAATTTAATTGCGCTATTATTTGTATGATAATATATTTTATGTCTATCTGTAATAATCTTAAATAACGCAAATTTATATTTCTCTTGAAATTCTGTTGTCTTATAATATGCATCGGCTCTATAAATATATTTACTTTCATCTATTAGTGCATCATCGGTAGTAAAAGATGCTCTGAAATAAATATCTATTAGTCTTCTTATTTCAGCATCTGTTATTTTATCTTTAAAACCCGGCTTTTCATTACATTCACATATCATGGTATTATTTAACTCTTTTTGTGTATCACTTTCAAAATGACCCCTTGCTGAAAAATTACCACCACCTGTTAATTCCTTAACTGTTGAGTTTTCAAATTTCTTATTAGCAGATGGTTCTCTAAAAACTACATATCGCTTTTTATGCATATTTGCCTTTTCAGGATTACTTCCCATTTTTGAATTTTCAAATAATAAGTTATTATTACCTAACATACCATAATTACCACACATCTTTAACATCAAATCGTCTATAACTCCCTTTCCATTACCACCTCCACCATTATAAACTATAAATTTCTCAGGACATCTACCATCAATCCCTGTTGCTAAAATATCTAAAAATGTTTCTCTTTCTGCTTCAATAGGCATTATTTGTTTTAGTAATTTATTTACAAATTCTATTTCATTATCTGTTGGTTCTCTATAATCATAACCAGTAGTAATTGTTATATAGTCCTCTGGTTTATAATCGCGAAACTCACATTCTTTCATATCATAAACCTTGTTATTGAAACCAAATAACCACCATTTATCATCAAAATTAATATCCTTTCTAGAATTATATTCCTTATAAGTTTCTATTATTTCACGTTTATAACTAATAGTTTTAAGTCTATCAATTTTATTCTTATACTGTTGAAATTCACGTCCTACTGTTTCCCAATATACGTTTACTAAAATATATTTTAAGAATTCATGTAATTCATTACTTATGAAACTTCTTAATACTACATCATCTTTTTGCCAATAACTACCATTATAACAATAAAGATTATATGTATTATTTTCTACTTTATAAAAAAATTTATTACCTGCTAATAACTTTATAAAAGAACAAATATCAGTAGGAGCTAATTGTAATGTATTTTTACTGATGATATCAATGGCTTTTGGTTTGTTATCTTGCATAGCATAATAATAAATAGTTTCAACGTTGTATCCTTTTTCTCTATGTGCATCAAAAGAATTAAATTTTTTAGTAATTATTTCAATACCATCATAATTTTGACCTTTGGAACTGAAATAATTAAATAGTTCTAATCCATCTTCATCATTTGGAAATATTTTTTTAATAGCCATACCAATTGCAATCCATGTATTATAATCATCAAATCGTGTTTGTTTATAACAGTTTTCAAAGAATTGCTTATATAAATTAGATCTAAAAATAGATTCACTTAATAATTCAGGATGTATAGTATTTGTAGTTTCTATTATAGATGTAGATGGATTAGAATGATTAGATTGATTAGTAGATGGTAATGCAATTTGTAATTCATTAGTTATATTTGCATTTGCATTTGCATTTGAAATTGCACTTGAACTTGCCTTTATCTTACGTGTTCTAGTTTTAGTTGGTATTGATAATGGTGTAGTTATAGGTATACTTATCTCAATAATATTTTTAATAATATTATTAATACTAATACTAGATTCTGGTATATAATTAATTATAAAGTCTTTCATATTACCATTAATAATAATGTGTTTTGATACATCATTACTATTACCTTTGTATTGATTAGGGCATCTAAACCAATGTTCTGAATAAATACTAGTATCAACACATATAGAGACTCTACCATCTATATTGATACTCAAATCATTCTTATATTCTTTAATAAATTCTAAGTGTATTTCCTTGAGTTTTTCTGTTGTTAGATGCCATTTAGGAATAGAATAATGATATGAACCTTCCTTGGAATTATTCTTGGTATATTTGAAATCATTAACTTCAAAATGTAAATTGTAATATGTTGCTAGAAAGTTTTTCAATAAGTTTATAAATGTTTCAATAGATTTATTATAATGATCTAAATCACCAAAGAAAATATAAGTAGTTGTTGGATGAATACGAAAATGATAAGAATTATTAACAGTTGTTAATTCTTCAACAATATCATCAATATTTTCAAATTGTATAAGATTGTCATCAAAGTCAGATGATTTCATAGCATTATATTGCTTGACAGTATATATAGAAAAGGTAGTTGACATTTTTATATTTTTTGTAAAAAATAATATATTACTTTTAATTATTTATAACTATATATTACTTTGTATTATTATATAATAATATATTATTTTACGCATTTGTGAATAATATATATTATTTATTAATTATTTATTATTAATTAAAAAAATTTTAAAAATATAAATAATGTAAAAATAAAAAATAATTATGTTTTTATGTCTAAAGATTTAATTTTTTCTTCTAGTTTTGTCATTTTAATAAGTAATTGTTTTTTTGTAAGTTTATCATTTGGTAATAAATTAATATCTTTTTCTTCTTTATCTTTTTTATATTTTTCTCTATATTCTTTTAATTTTTCAGGATGCTTTTCTCTGTAAGTTCTAGCTGCTTTTAAAACATATGATTTTGTTTTAAATTGTTTTGTAGTAGGTTCAACAACATTTGTAATTGGTGTAATTTCATTTGAAGACATGATAAAGTATTTATAAATATATTATATATTATTGTTCTAAATGATATAATATTAATTAATGTTTATATAATAAAAATTAAAATAAAAAATAAAACATAAGAATAATTAAAAATTTAAATAATGTATTTTATTGAAAATGTTGTTTGTATTTATCATCATTAATAAATCCAGACCACTGTTTATAAATTTTTGGATTAGTCATACTATCTATTTGTTTTTTGTAATTATTAATTTGACCACCAATCCAACTACCTAAATATTTAATTTCATTATTTTTATTTACTTGAGATGGTCTTTTATTATTTATATCAATATATATTTTAACTTTATTGAATATAATAAACCATTTATCTTCATATGATTCAAAATATTGTTTATATTTTGTATTATTAATAAGTTTGGTCCATTTATTATAATTATTTTCATTTTGCATTATATCAGTTTTATTTTTATAATTTAATTTTTGATGACTTAACCATTTATATAATATTTTATTATTTTTATATGATGGAATTTTATTATTTATGTCAATATAGTTTGTAAGTTGTATAAACATATTTAACCATTTATCATCTCTCTTTTCTAAATATTGTTGATATTTATTATCATTAATAAAATTTGTCCAGTTATTATATATTATTTCATTTGACATTATTTCTAATTTTTTTTTATAGTTTTTTGTTTGAGTTAATAACCATTTACCTAATTTTGAAATTTCTTTATCTTCATTTTCACTACTAGGTCTTTTATTATTTTTATCAATATATATTATAACTTGTTTTAAAATATCTATCCATATTTCTTCATTTGATTGAAAATATATTTTATATTTATCATCATTAATAAAATTAGTCCATATATCATATATTATTTTATTTTTCATTATATTATTTTTATTTTTATAACTTCGTGTTTGACTTAATAACCATTGACCTAAATTTGAAATTGATTTATCTTTAGTTTCACTACTACTAGGTCTTTTATTATTTTTATCAATATATTTTTTAATTTCTTCTAATTTATTTATCCATATTTCTTCATTTGTTTGTAAATATAATTTATATTTTTCATCATTAATAAAATTAGTCCATTTATTATATATTATATTATTTTTCATTAGATATTTTTTATTATTATAATTATTAAATTGTGTTGTAATCCATCTACTTAATATTCTTATTTCAATATTTTTATTTAGTTGAGATGGTCTTTTATTATTTATATTAATATATTTTTTAACTTCTTCTAATTTATTTATCCATTTTTCTTCATAAGTTCCTACATTTGGTTGAAAATATATTTTATATTGTTCACAAGTAATAAACTCTTTAAAAATATTATATATTATTTGATTTAACATTATACAAGTTTTTTTTTTATAATTATATGTTTGTCTATCAATCCATAAACCTAAAATTTTATTTTTATTATGTTTTATATGTCTATATGGTCTCTTTCCATTCTCGTCAATATATTTCTTAACATCTTCAAATCTAATCAACCATAATTGTTCTCGATTCTTTATTTTACCCATACTATCAAAAATCATATTAAACTTCAATTCAATTTCATTATCTTCATTATCTTTAATATCTTCTTCATCATCTTCTTTTTCATCATCATCAATATTATCCTGCTTATCAACTTTACTTATTGAAATATATCCTCCCAATTTTTTCTCTTCATAAGAGTTTCTTAATCTAGAATCATTTTTTGCCATAACTTTTAAAAAGTTATTTATACTATCTTCATCTCCTTTTGAAGAAAAAGGTAATATCACATTAGCAATATTCTTTCCTTCATGTAATCGCAAACATCTTCCAATAATTTGAATAATGGTTTTACCATTACTAGGTAAATGCATAAATACGACACCTTTTGTAATAGGCGCATCAAATCCTTCCACCAATATTCTAACATTTACTAAAAATGGGATATCACCAGACTTATATTTATCAATAATTTTCTTACGAGTAATTTTACTAGTCTTACAATCTACATATTGGCTACAACCTTTTTGAATAGAATTCATTAATTTATTAATTGTATTACCTTCTTTTTGAGAATTGCAATATATAATAATATTTCTATAATTTTTAATTAAATATTCACAAACAGATTTATTTGTTGGATCCTCGCTAAATATAGGAATATGAATAGTATAATCACATAAATAACCTTTTTTAATCATTTCACGAATATCTTTATAATAATAAACAAATCCTTCTTGTTTGTCAATAGTTGCTGATAAATACACATTATTATTGTATTTAGATAATGATGCAATTTCAGCAATAAAAGTTTTACTAATATTATCATTTTCATTATCTTTTTCTTCTACTTGTTCTATTTCTTTTATTTCCTCATCATCCTCAGAATCAATTTCCTCTTCATTATCTAATTCTTCATCATCTTCATCATTTTCTAAATCATCTTCTTCATCATCATCTTCTAAATTATTATCATCACAAGAATCAATATTATCTTCTTCATTAACATATATTTCAGGTGTTTTTATATGATGTGCTTCATCTATAAATATTTTTTCAAAAGTTTCTGCATATTCTTTAACTATATCAATACTATTGTATACACAAATACATATGTTTTTCTTATCATCATATACATTTTCACCACCACCAATACATTGAATGCTCCTTGCTAATTTTGGAAACTGCTTTTTAATTTCATCCTTAATCTGTTCCATAAGTATGATATATGGGACTAATATTAGATATTTAGTCTTTTCTTTTAGTGAATTTATAATAATTAAATTTTTACCTGTTCCAGTTGGTAGTGAAATAATAACATTACTCTTAGATTCAATTATTAAGTTTTTACATTCAATTTGATAATCTCGTAATTCTTTTTTATCTTCTACAATTTCTGTATAATTCAATATCAATATAGGTGGATTACTTACTAATTTATTACAATATGTAATCATATCAGTTTTATTGTATTCTTTATCTAAAAATAATTGTTTTCTAGAATCAAAATGTTTTGATAAATTACAATCACTATTACGAGTAATAATAAGTTTTTTCCATCTTACAATAGTTTCATTAGTTTCTTCATTAAATATGTTTTGACTTGCGAAAAATGTTCCACATTCTTTCCAATTTAGGTTTGTATTTGACATTCGCAATTTACATTGAACTATTGTATCAGTTAAATTACAAGCATCAATTCCTGTATCAGTTCTAGACATCTTATTTAATTCTTTGAATTCAGGATTAATATCATCATATTCATAGAATTTCTGTTTATATTCTATCATTAATTTGATACATGAATAATATTCAAATATCTTTGCTAAATCATTATTATTTATTTGGTCAATAGTTTTACCAGAATCAATTAATGATTTATATCTATCATAAATATGTTTATTATATCGTAAAACAATTTGTTCTATTGTAAATGATTCCATTCTTGTATCTAGATACTGTTTTTATTATATATAATATATTTTAGTTTTAAGTTTTTAATTTCAATTTTAAGTTTAATAAAAAATCAAAGAATTTAATCTATATATCTATATATATATATATAAAGAATGATTTACATAAGTGGTTTATTTTCTTTAATTATTCAATTTGTAGTTGGAATTATTGATTACATAGCAATAAATATAGAAGTATTTCCAAAAGATGAAATATTAAAGGATTTATTGAAAGTTGAAATTGTTGTTCAGGTAATTGAATTTGGATTTTATATTTGGTTAATTAGCTATTTCAATAAAGTATCAAAAAATATAACTCCAGTTCGTTATATAGACTGGATGATTACGACACCCTTAATGTTGATTACATTGTCAGCCTTTTTAAATCATGATGATAAAAATCCTATTAGATTAACCGATTTTTTATCTACTAATACCAGATCAATAATAATAATAGTTCTCTTAAATGCGGGAATGTTATTCTTTGGACTAGTTTCAGAATTTGGATACTTAAACACTTATATAGCTACAGCATTAGGCTTTATACCATTCATATTAAATTTCAAATATATTAAAGATACATTCTTACAATCGTCTGATGATAAATTTAAGAATGCTTTATTTTATTGGTTTGTATTTTTCTGGTCTCTGTATGGTGTATTTGCTATTATGAATTATACAATTAAAAATACAGGATACAACATATTAGACATATTTGCTAAAAATTTCTTTGGAGTATTTTTAGCATACATTGTGTGGACAAAAGCAAAATCTAATAATAAAACTGATTTAATTGAGGATAAGCCTATTACTAATACTATAATTACTTCGATTTAAATTACCAGATGGTTAAATATGTAATAAATGAAAATAAGTTTTTGAAAAAATATTATGTAATTAATTTGAATTTAAAAACATAAATATATTATATAATAATAAATAACAAATATTTAACAAATAAAAAGTTATATATCGTTTAAAACTATATTAATATTTCTCAATAACAAGTAAAATGTTAAAACTTAAATCTTATAGTTGCCAAATCTGCAAGTCTAAACCAGACCAAGTATCTCATCATAAATCTCATTTAGAGACTGAAAGACACAAGGATAAAACAGAATTATTCCAACTTAAGCTTTCTAAACTTAGTAAAGAACAAATATTAGAAAAATATAATAGTTTTGATATTAATATTATTGTTGACGCATTAGTTAATACAGTTTATGAATATAAAGATAATACAAGCAAAACTGGTAAAACTGAAAGTAAAAAATTGAATAGTGAAACTGTAGAACAAGAGAATAATAATAATAATACTAATAATAATACTAATACTAATAATAATACTAATACTACTACTATTAAATTATCAACTGAAGAAATGGAGGCTCAAAATACTACTGATACTATTACTAATAAGGAAGCATTAAAAGATAAGATTCATGAATTGCATAATTATTTAAGAAATAATGGTGCTGGATACGGTATGAATGCCCTTAAAGTATTTAATATATTATATGGTTTAAAAAAGATTGAAGAAAATGATTTATTTGAAAAAGCCAATCTAAAAGTTCCTGATGCTAAATTTTCATATTTACTAGAATTAGCAAATAAAAATACATCACAATCAAATGAACAACTTCAAAAACAAATTGATGAGGATGTTCTAGATGCTATTCTTAATAGTAATATTAAAGATTTATTATTTTATGAAATACCTAAGAAAATGAATGGTAATGTATTTGCACATTTAATTAAAGAAATTGATAATATTACTAAGATTGAAGAAAAATCTAATGTATTGTTATCTGGTAAAATTTATGAATATTTTATTGGTCGTGATGAAACAGCGATTAGTGAATTAGGAGCATATTTTACAGATAGACATATTGTTAATTATATATATAATAAACTAAAACCAACTATTAATGATGATGGAACAATTGGAACTATGATTGATATGTTTGGTGGTTCTGGTGGTTTTACAACAGGATATATTAATTATCTTATTACTACTTATAATGATATTAAATCTATACCAATTGAAAAACATATTAAATGGGAAACTGAATTGAAAAAGATATTTCATTTTGATATGAATGAAGATGTTATTAAATCTGCTGGTTTAGAATTCTTTTGTCTTACTGGAACTCTTCCAGATATGAAACATAATTTATGTTATTCTAATTCATTTATAGATAATTTTTGTAATAGAAAATTTAAATATCCTATTACTAATCCACCCTATGGTGGTGATAAAAACAAAGAAACAGATACACAAGTTAAACGTAATAAGATTAAAGAATATATTAAAAAAAAATTAGTTTCTACAACAGATGAAACAATAGATGAGACAAAAAAAGGAAAATTTCTAGTCCAATTAAAAGAAATTGATAAAGTCGAAAAAGCTGAAAAAAAGGAAAGTGAAAAAACGAAAGTTTCCGTTGATATGTCTAGTGCTAGAATTCAAAAATTTGCCAAGAAATATTCTCTTAAAGGAAATGACAAAGAAAGCGTATCACTTATGCTTATCATGGATATTGTAGATTTAGGAGGAACAGCAATTGGTGTTTTAAAAGAAGGTGTATTTTTCAATAAATCATATAAAGATTTACGTAAATGTTTAGTTGAAAATTTCAATGTTCGCGAAATCATTAGTGTTCCCCAAGACCAATTTGAAAACACATCAACTAAAACATCTATTGTTATATTTGATAATTTAGAAAATATTACAACTACCGAAGTTAAATTTTATGATTTAGTTGTTGAAAGATATACTGAAGACAAATTTATTGAAGGTAAAAATGATTTTATCTATTTATCTGAGAATAAAGATGATATTAAAGGTATTAGTGATAAATTAATTAGTAGTGCTACACGTGATGAAATATTAACGAATCCTATTGTTTCATTAAATGGTAAAGATTATAATAAGAAAGTTATTATTTGTGGCGAAGGCTATGAATTAGTTAAATTGGGTGATATTTGTGAAAGTCAAAATGGATATGCTTTCAAAACAACAGAATATAAAGAAGAAGGTATACCATTAGTTACTATTACACATATTAAAGATGAAAAAATATTATTACATCATAATCATTATATTAATGAACATGATAAATATAAAAAATTTATTATAAAAAATAATGATATAATTATTTCATTAACAGGTAAAAAACCTAAATTATGTTCTATTGCTTTACATAATAATGAAAATATATTATATTTAAATCAACGTTGTGGTTTATTTAGAAATTTTAAAAAAATTAATAATTATTATTTTATGGCAATATTTAATGGATTTATGATGAATTATATAAATCAAACTATTGGTAATGGTTCAAATCAAGAAAATGTTGCTTTAACTGACATATTAAAAATACAAATTCCAATTCCAAAATCCCCAGCAAAAATTGCCGAATGGGTAGAAAAGATTTCTAAACCATATGATGAAAAGAATACTAAACAAGCAAAAATTCAAGAATTAGAAAAACTTATTCAATTAACTATTAAAAATATTACTGATAATGAAGAATGTGAGGAGGTAGAATTAGGGTGTTTATTTGATATAAAATATGGTGATAAAAATAAAGAATATATTACAAATGATAATATATATCCTTTAGTTGGTGGTGGTTCAAAAATATCAAATTTAAAATTAAATAATAAATGGAATGTTCTAAAAAATACTATTATTATTGCACGTTCAGGTTCTGCTGGTAATGTTAGTATATTTAATACTAATATATATTTAGGTTCATTTGCTTTCTCATTAAATAATAAAAATGTAAATATATTAATTAAATATTATTATTATTTACTAAAAATATTACAAAATAATATAATAAAATTAGCAGAGGGTTCAGTTCAAAAAAATTTAAATAGAGACAAATTAAACAAATTTAAAATTAAAATACCAAAAAACAAAAAACTTATTGAAGATATGGAACCTTTATTTAAAGAACTAGAAACATTACAAAATGATGTTAAAAAGGCTGAAGAATTATATAAACAATTGATACAGGAACTTTCACAAGAAGCTATACCAAATCAACCTGTAAATAATATAGTAATTGAAAACTCAATATCATCTACATTAGATAATGATAATGAAAATGATAATGAAAATGAAACAAATACTGATTCATTAACCGAGTCATTATCTGATACAGAACCTGTTGTAGAAGTTAAAACTAAATCCAAAATAGTTAAAAAAATATCTATTAAAAAAAAGAATACTAAAACAACATTAAATGATGTTATAAATCAAGATAATGATGATGAAGAGTAAATATAAATATAAATTTCATAAATATTTATAAATATTTAATTTCTACGATTTCTATTTTTTATTAAACTTAATTCATTACGAATATTAGTATAACCTATATAAATTTCTTCTGGCATTGATGGTAATTCTTTATTTTTTTTACATTTTTCAAAATAATTTTCAATTGATGTAATATTAAGTAATTTACAAAATTCAATCCATTCTAATTTTAATTGTATAAATATACTAGTATCAATACCTAAGAAATCATACCAGTTAGTCCATACTCCATTTTTAGTAAAATAATCTTTTGGTTCTTCAATATATTCTTTATGTTCATGTTTTCTATTTATATAAGTATTATTATCATCAAATGATGTAAAATTCATTTCCTTATTTAAAATTTTAATATAATCATATTCATCTTGTTCTTCACTTTGTGTAGATAATAATGATTTACTATATTTTAATCTTAGCTTTAACTTTAATAATTCATCATGGTTTTCTTCTAAATTTATTAAAATATTAGAAGTAGACGGAGGATTAGATTGAATAGAAGAACTAGATGAAATAGAAGAAATAGATTGAATAGAAGAAATAGATTGAATAGGATTAGTTGTATTTAGATTACCAAATATTATTTTATATTCTATCTTTTCATCTACATTTCGCATTTTATATATTATATCACGACAATGAGAAAATGAATTATTTGAAATCCCACAGTTATCAGTATCTAGATATGGTATCAATAAATATGCTATTTTATATGGGTTTTCTTTATCAAGTCTATTTGGTCTCAAACCACACTGAACCATTCTAATAGGTGATACCATATTTTCAGCATATGTAATACCATTTAATTTTGGTAGGTCAAAACCTTCACCAAATATATAAACACATGGTATAATACCATATTTAGATTTACGAAACTTTTCTATTTCTGTTTCTAGATTTGTATTTGTTTTACTATGTAATTCTTTATTATAGAATTGTGTTTTATCTATATTTAATTTATTAGTATCTAGAATAATATCTATATATTGTTTTACAATTAATGCATTTTTAATAGAATTAGTATATATCAAAACGTGTGTTAAATCATCATATTTTTCTATTGATTTTAAAGTCATGAATGCTGAAAAGAATAAATCTTTATTAGAAATAGATATTTTCAAATTTTTAATAATTGTATTTACTTCTAGCAATGTATTTTTAATAACTAGCAATTTATAATCAGTAATTTTATTATTTTCAATAGCCCAACCAATAGTTTTTAAATCAATACATTCGCCAAATAGTGTTTTATCATCCATAGAATAAATATTATAAGAACCAGAACTAGAATTATTATTGTTTTTAGTATTTTTACGATTACTTATTAGTTTTTCAGTAGCAGTCATAAACAATGTTTTACTAGAACTTATATTATGAAATTGTTTATACATTTTTACAGTTTCTTTCTTTGTTTCTGTTGTTTCTGTTGTTTCTGTTGTTTCTGTTGATTCTGTCGTGTCGGTTGATTCTGTTGATTCTGTTTCAATATCAAATACTTCTAGTATACCTACTAAATGATGGGCTTCATCTCCAACTTTAAAATCAAAGTTATAATTTATATTTTCATATGTTAATAAATGACATGATGCATATGTAGTAATTATAAATCTACATTCTAGTGTATTATTATTATTTAAAAATTTTTTAATAACATCTATTTTTGTTGTTGAGTTATAATTTGTACCTCCTACACATAAAATATTATTTTTATTAGGAAAAAGTCTTAAAATTTCTGTAATCATTTGTTTTTGTAAATAATTACTAGGAACACCAATTACAACTGTTTTAAAACTCATTGTCTTAATTATAAATAAACATAAAAGAGCTTTTCCTAATCCACAACCCCATATTATTTTACCAATATTAGTTTTAATATAATAATCTTTAATTCTATCTAGAACTTCTTTTTGGTGTGTATTAGGTTGTAATGTATTAGGTTGTAATGTATTAGTATTTTTTATTTGTTCCAATTCAATTTGTTTGTTAGATTTCCATTTATAAATTGCTTTTACAAATAAGTTTTTGTATTTTCTAATAATTTCATTTAATCTATACTCTTTTAATAAATTATTAATTTCATCAATAGATAATACTTTATATTCTAGATTAGTTTTCATCATATATTCAACAATAATATCTAAAATATCAAAATTATAAAATTCAGTTCCACCATTTATATATATATAATAACCTAAACTTTTGAAATAATTTTGGAGTAGTTTTTCTAAAAATGCCATTTTATTATAATCAATTTCAATAACTAAACTAAATACACCACGAACTATTTCACCAGAAGTATATGTTGCATCGCGATTTGAAATACAACCACTAATACCAAGCTTTCCTGCATGATAAATATTATATGATTCATGTTTTCTAAAATATAGATAACCTTTATTAGATTTATTCATTTGTAATTATGTATACATTTAATTTATTAATTTAATATTATAATTAGTTATTAATTAGTTATTAATTAGTTAATAATTAGTTATTATATTCAATTTTTAAATGTATAAAGAATTATATATAATTACAAATAAAAATTAAAAATTAAAAAATAAAAAATTAAAAATACAATAACTCACAATCACCCACAAAATTATTTTTCATATGAAGGAGGTTTTTCATCATCAACAGCAAAATTCATAGTTTCTATAGCTCCCATAGATTCCAAAGAACTACTACTACTACTACTACTATTACCATCCCATTTTCCTGTATCAATTAAAACATCATCATCAATTTGCAAATATTCTATAATAGATTTAAGACCTTTATCAATGCATTTTAAATTAGGACAACCTAAAATAATTAATCGATTAATACCTTGGGGATATTTAACTATTTTAAATACATCACATTTCACTAATATAACAGAGGCAATATCTGTATACGTAATATCACAAATTTCACCATTATCATTTATAATTTTTTTAGTTTTACAAGGTAAATAATCGCACAAATTTAGTTCCTTATGCTTATTATTATCAAGTGTTAATTGCAATTTTGTAATATTTAAATATGATTGTCCATCAGCATGAATTTTTGCTATCATAGCTTCTTTTTTGCTATTTTCTTCGGTAATACGTTTTTCTTCTTCTTTTAATGCCTTTTCTCTTTCAATAAGTTCTTCTTTCATGCTTTTTTCTTCTGCAATACGGTTTAATTCATCTTGCTTTTGTTTAGCAATAAGGTCTAATTCATCTTGCTTTTGTTTAGCAATACGGTCTAGTTCATCTTGTTTTTGTTTAGCAATAAGTTCTTCTTTCTTGCGCTTTTCTTCTGCGATACGGTCTAGTTCATCTTGCTTTTCTTGTTCTTTTCTTTCAAAATGTTCTGTTATATCTTTGAGATTAATTTTTCGCAATTCAATAGAACTTATATTATGATTAGGTTCAAATATTTTACTATATTTTTTATTTTGTTCATCAAGACCATTTATTTGACTACGATATGCTAAATAACTATTTCCTCTATCATGATACATACCCAATATATTATTATTACATCCATCACGTTTAGGTTTAAGTTTTTCTAAATATTCTCTTTCAATAATAGTAGGAAATTCTATTCTTTTTGTATGTACATTTATTGTATTTACATTATTTATTATTTTACAAAATAATTGATCACCTAATGAGTATAATAAAGATTTTGGTAATATAAATGATTTTTTAATATATTCTAATTCTTCAAATATATGTTTTAAATGTCTATCATTATATAATCTAAATCCAAAAGGATAAGAAAATAGTTCTTCTTTTGTAAAATCATTAACATTACGATTTGATTCATAACCTTGACCCCAAGTATTACTCCAACTATAACTATATATATCACCATGAATATTAATATATTTAACAATTCCATAATATTCAGTTCTTGAGGAATATTGTTCAGTAGTAGTTTTAAAAGTTAAAGTTTTATTGAATCCAATAATTTTAAATTTTTTCAAATTTTCTTTAGACCCTCCACCATCTCTAATAATTTTTTCTTGTATAATTTCTAATTCTTCATCAGTATATATAGTATCGCTTGATTTTATCTTATCTATTTCATCTTGCTTTTCCTTAATTATTAAATCTTTCTTTTTTAATTCATAAGTTAGTCTAGATAACTCTTTATTCAATTCTAACATTTTTACTTGTATTTCATAAGTCATTTTTAAATATTAGATATGAAAATATTGTGTATTATAATTAGTAAAATATAATTTATATATATAATTCAATTTTATATATCTAGATACATAACTAATATAAACTTATTTTGTTCTTATACTAGTAGAAACTGGTTTAGGAAACACAAAAATAGGTTTATCTTCTGATTTAACACTTGATATAACAAAATTATCAACTTCTCTACACATTTCTAAACAAATGTCTTTATCGATAGGTTTACTTTCTTTACGATATTGTTCTAGTAAAATCATGAACCTTCCAGTATCAAACACAATATCAATCTCAGAATCACCGCTTACTAAATTTATTATTTTTTTAATATCAGTATATATATCTTCATAATCAGTAATTTTATCTTTTTTAATAATTGACATATCATAATCCATAATTATAGGTATTAAACCAAATACTTCTAATTCACCAAATCCATCATAATATATTGATTTTCTTTTAGTATTTTGCATTAATATATTATGTGTATGTAAATCTCTATGTACAAAACCTGTTTTATGGCGTGCATAACATAAACTCATTATAATGTGCTTTATTACATTATTCAATATATAATTATTAGATTTATTCCATTTATATTCTCCAATTTCTTTTAATTTAATATGAGGCATAACTAAAATATGAATTTGTTCTCCTTCTTTTTTACATAAATCTTTTCTCATAGCATTAATAGCTATTGTATTTTTTTTTTCTGTGTTTGTTATTTTTTTTAATTTGTAAAAATCATCTAAACAAGTAAATATACAATAAAATCCTAAAAATGTAGGTAATCTAAGTTCATTATCTAATATATTACCAATTTCATATTCTTTTCTTAATTTATCAGAACCTATTTTTACTACTATAGATTTTTTTTTTTCTAATAAACCAGTAAATAAAGTATAATCAGTAGAATCTTTCGATATTTGCGAATCTAGTGTTAACCAATCTTTAGTTTCTGGATTTAAAGGATCTATTCTAGATTGACAATCTAAAATATATTTGAATGAATCCTCATTATTATTTGGTGAAAATCTATGTCTATTTAATGATGTAGCATTTATTAGATGTTGTAATTCCATAATATTTAAATTAATTTTGTTTTAATTTTGTTTTAATTTTGTTATAAATATTTATACATTAGATATTATAAATATTATTTATATAGTTTATTTAGATTTTATAACGAATTATTAATTATAATAATACAATTTTATAAATAAATATATATCTGTATCTAGATACATAACTAATAATTAATAATTAATTGTAAAATCTAAATAAACTATATAAATTATATAAATAATCTAAGTAATAAAAAATGTCAAACTCACATCCATATTTAAAAGCATATTTAAAAACAAATTGTAAGTTTGATAGAATATTAAAACATTATAGAAATATACAAAATCAAAATAATAATATAAATAATCACATTAATTATAACAATCAAAATGCAGGTGGCGGAAAATTAATCACAGAAATAGATAATTTTATATTTGAAGAAAATTATGATGATGAAGATGAAAGAATATCAATATTTATTGGTAAAAAATATGAATGTGTAATAGCATTTATTGATAAACAAACACCTAATTTAGTATGGCTAGAATATTTTAGCTATAATCAAAATTGTAATATAAATAAGAATTTAATACATGGCGAAGGAACATTTAATATGATGTCATCATTCATTAAATATATTAAACAAAAGCATCCACATATAAAAATGATTAAACTATCTGATAAATCTGAATTTACATGTTCTAATATTAGAATAAGTCTTTATAAATTATATATGTTAAAATATGGTAAATCATTTTATGAACAGAAATTTGGATTTATAATAGATGATACTAATCATCCAGAAATAATATCTATACACAATAAAAATATTCAAAATTCAAAAACTATTAAAATAGATAAAGAATTTATTACAGAAGAATTAAATAAACTATTACAAATAAAAGACACATTATATAAACCTTACCTAACACCAGAATTAATTGATGAATTTACTAGTAATTTAGAAAATAATGAATTAGTAAGAGAATTTATATTAAGATTTAAAATTCCTAATTTACAGTGTGCTATATTTGAAGATTTTTTAAATATTATTTTTGGTAATTATAATCTAGACAGAACAATTATAGAACAAGGTGCAGTATATATTAAGTATATAGACGTAGATAAAGATAAACAAAAGAGTAAAAAACTTACAAAGAAAAAAATTACTAGTTCTAGTTCTAATTTAATTCGTAAATTATCGTTAAAATCTAAATAAATAAATAATATAAAAATATTACAAAAAAACTAATTAAAAAATGTCAACACCCACATCACCTAATCCTACAACAACCACAACAACACCTACAATAACACCAACTACAACACCAACCACAACAACCCTAAATATTGACGATATTGAGGATGAAATCAAATGTTATATAGATAAAATGAATAAAGATGTGGGGTTCTTTTGGTGGAAGCGTTATATATATTCCGCCTTTTGGCAAAACATTTCAACACCAATAAATCTTAGTATTGTTATTCTAACTGCGTTTACTACTGGGCAATCCGCCACATCTAACCTAATTTCTGCCAATACATCAACAATTTTGGGTGTTGTGACTCTGTTTCTCTCTATTTTCAATAGTTTTTTCAAACCTTACGAACAATTAAGTACAAACCAGAAACATTTACATGATTGGGCTGGATTAGGTGAAGAACTTGATGAAATATTTTATGACAAGGTTTATACAATTGATGAAAAACTGTTTAGATTAAAGAAAATAGAAAAATTATTTAAGAAAGTGTCAAATCTAAAACGCACCGATGAAAACAATTTTTTTATTGATTTATTATATTTAATTATTAGAAAGACTTGTATTGGGGGAAATATTAGGTGGAATCATATTACAGATAAAAAAGAAGTAATATGCAATAATAATAAAGCACAAAGATTAACTATGTCATCTAGTGTTAAGATGGATAAGAATATGGATAAGAATATGGATAAGAATATGGATAAGAACAATAATATGCATATGAGTAGTCTTTTGTCTATAAATAATGTAAATAATCAAACACACATAACTATTATTGAAGATGAAGTGTAAATTTAATTTTATCTAGTTATGTATCTAGATACAAATTAAAACACGCAACTTTCTAAATACTATGAAAATAAAAAATATGTATATTTTTCTTATAAACTAAACTTTTTAATTACTTAGAGCAAGAGCACAAAATAGACCTAGAACAAAATTCATAGCATGCCAAAAAAATAGCTTGCAATTTTTTACTTTAATATCTGGTATGTCTTTGTAAGTGTCATAATTTTCATATAAAATACAGCCTGTCCATACACAAAGAATTATAAACCATATGAATAATTTTGAATATAAACCTGTAATATGTTTTTGGATTATAAATAATACAAAACCAATAGATGCAAATAATGTAAATGAACCGCAACAATATGATGAAGTACCTATTGAACTACTATCAGTTAAAATATTATCACATATTGCTGATGAAAATGAGCTTTCAAAACTACAAAACATTAACAATATTATTAAAAATAATATTACTGTAATATGACCTATATTCATTTCAATTAAAGCTAAACATATATATGTTATTATTAAAATTATAACATGAGATAAACCATTCATTGTAAATCCATTAATACCTACAAGCTCATAAAAATAAAGAATTATATTATTAAAACTATTACCTGGTGAGACGGAATTTTTAATTTTATCTTGTAAATATGTATTAATATTATATTGAACTATACCTATATTATTATTATTATATTGAACGCTATTAAGTATTACTACTGTGATAAAAAGTATTATAGATAAAAAAGGTATTTTAGTTTTTATTACAAATGCATTTAGAATAAAATGGATTATTTTATTTATCCATCCATATTGATAAGAATATATATGAGGATATTTGCTATAATTATAAGCTGTTGAATACATTGTATTTTTATTATTTGTATTATATCTACTTCTAGAAATACTTCTAGAACTACTTCTTGATATAGATGACATATTGTGTATATAATTAGATTAGTATATAATTAGATTAGTATATTAGTATATAATTAGAAAATAAAAAAACCTAAAAATTGGAATGGTATAATTGTAAAATAAATTATAATTCATAATTTATATTTTTCAATATCTATATAATATTTTTATACATTTTACATTTTACATTTTATATTTATAAATACAAAATCTATATTTTACCAAGAAATCATATATCTACAACAAGGTTTATTAATTTGAATAATATTACTATCTGGAAAGTTGTCATTTATTTTTTTTAATAAAATATTTGTGTAAGTTTCATATTTCATTATAAAATTAAAATTATGTTGACTAAATTCAATTTCATTATGTTTTATAACACCCATAGTATTTGGTATTTGAAATGAATTTTCTTTTATATTTAAAACACATTCGCCATTAAGAAGATTTTGATATTTACATCTTAATTCAAATTGTGATTCATTTTTTTTATTTAGTGCATCTTGAAAAATTTGATAAGAAATTTGATTGAATTCTTGTATTATAAATTGAGATACCCTTTTATCTTTAATTATTTTATGGATACTTCTTAACTCTTTTTTATATATTGGAAATCCATATGATTCATTTTTAGGTATATTTTTAGGTATATTTTTAGGTATATTTTTAGGTATATTTTTAGGTATATATAATCCATATGAAAATACACATTCTAATAATATTAATAATAAAATTATATACAACTTCATTTTATATTTAATTATATTTCTAATTATATTTCTAATTATATTTCTAATTATATTTCTAGTTAACATCATTAATAAATTCAATTTTTAAAATATATCATCTAGATACATAATTGTAATTAAAAATTAGAATTTAAAAGTAAAGTAAAATCTAATTATAATCATAATAATTATAATAAAATGGATAACGAAAATGCATCTGATACAGACTCAGAAAATGATGATTCTACTCAAACATTAATTAGTATTATGAAGGAGAAAGAACAATTTATTCAATATATTAATGAACTTGAAAATATTGGTTGTGTTTATGATATAGAAGATATGGGTAATGAATCATCAGAACAAGAATATATTATGTATATAGAAGACCATTGCAAAGAGCTAAGAGAACTAATAAATAAATTATATCATACAAAGTTATATATAAAAAAAAATGTTAAAAATGTAAATAATGATAATAATAATGATAATTATATAGAATTTTATCGGGATAAATTGGAGGCTGATATGGCAAAAAATATGAAAAAATAAAACATAAATAAAATAAAACATAAATAAAATAAAAAAAAAAATATATATAGATTCACAATTTACAAATCATAATTTATATTCTTCACCAATACAATGTTTTATTAGAGAACTTAGATTTACCAAACCAAGAAAGCATTTATGTTTTGTGGATTTTTCAATCATATTTTTAGAAATTTTTGCAATACCGAATGTTTCATTACTAGTAAACCATTCTAAATTTTTTTTTGAAAATTTATTATTATAACGTTCAAAATTTTGTATTATTGATTTAATTTGTATATCATTTGCATTAATATTATATCGATTCTTTAATAATTCAAGTCTTTTTTGAATACATTCATTTATTATGCTTTGTTTTATTGATGGTTTTTGAACAGTTGATTGTGTATCTTTAATAAGTGTAAAATTGCTAATACTACTATTAAATTTACTATTAAGTTCATTTATAATTAAACTTGCAATATCCATTATATTGAAATCAACATCGAATGGTTTTAAAATATTAAATTTACGGAATAGTTTTTTGCTTTCTGGACTTTCTGGATAATCACTATTATAGATACATATTCTAATATCAATATTAAAATTGTTATTATTTTTAAATATATTTCTTAATGCAATTCTGCGATGATGACCATCAAATAATTCAATCAATGTTGATTTATCTTTAGTTTCATGTTCTTTATATTCAACTAGTGAAAACTCAGCTCCCAGTAAGGGACTATCTTCGGTAAGAAGTTCAGTTTCTATATTTTTACAATGTTCTAATTTAATTGGTAAATTTAAACCATAAGTTTTTATATTTTTACAGAACCTTTTCACATTTTCACCACCTTTTATATGGTATGTCGTAAATCTAGAATCGCTATATGTAGGTAAACCTAAAAGTTTCTGTTTATATGATGTAAATTCTGGTGTCTCTGTTGTAAAAGTTTTTGATGCGTTGATAGATTCTGGGTCATGTGTATCATCAGTTTCATCACGATCTTCAAATTCATAGAATTCATTATCATTATTATCATTATCACGATCACTACCAATATCACTATTTTCTAATTCTAAAGACATTTTTACGATTGAGTTAAACTATTTATTTTATAATTATTAAAAAAAATATTAAATAAAATTCAATTTTATATATAACAATTTATAAAAAATTAAAAATAATCAAATTCCATGTATCTCAAAATTTACTTATCTAAAACACCAAATATTTTATCATGTTCATATTTTATAATTTTTTGACATATTAATTTTGCAGGATGATATCTTGCGTTTTTATAATATTTTTGTATTTTTAAAAATTTTTCTATTTTTTCTAGATACAAAAGTATATCTTTATTTTTTTCAAATGTGTCTGTTTCAAAAGGAGGACTAATTGACATTGTGTTATTTGAAAAATAATACCAATATTCTATTGGTAATAATTCAAAATTATCAGCAGTATAATAAATTGGTTTACTTGGCAAAATATAACGCGGGACTAGATATTTTACAACTGATATATTTTCATGTAAAATGTCGTGATGGTCTCTTATATGATATGACAAATCACGTAGCCGTTCTCCAGATATTGCTAAACAAAGCAATTCTTTTTCTAAACCTTGTTCTATAAATAATTCAATAAGACAAGTATGTTTTCTTAATTTATTATTTATTATTTCATTACGCGACCAATATAGTTCATGGTTTAATAATATATAAGTAATAAACAATACTTCTGGTGTTATTTCACCATTTTTTTTCATTTCTTTAATAGTGGATGAGAATTCATATTCATATTTATATTTACAATTATAATCATATTCACAATCATATTCACAATTATATTCATAATTATAATTATATTCTTCATTTAATAATGCATTAATTAATTTTTTACAATTTATTAATAAAACTCCTCCAATAATAATTGTATTTTTTATATGATATACATCAAATTTCATTTTATTTATTATATTATCATCAAAATTACGAGTCATAAATTCAACAATTTCAAGAATATCTAATGTATTTAGTAGTTCCATGATTTGATTTTTTATATTTATTGTGATAGTATTACGATGTTATTATGATGTATTATTTTACATTTAATTTTCAATTTTTAAATTTTATAATTATTTCTATTCATTTACACACGTTTCTAGAATTAAATATTTTAAAATTTACCTCCTCTAATTGCAAATCCAATCCAAAATAATATAGGAAATATTAACATTATTCCAATAAATATTAATGGTAAATATCTCCAATAATATAAAAACTTATTTAAATTTGGTTGATTATCAACAGCACATACACATTTTGTAGTATTAAGTTCATTTATATAATTGTATAATATTATATAATTTAATATATAAAATGCAAATATATAATATCTTATTTTTGCATATATTGAATAATATTTACTAAATATATCTGGAACAATATAATTTAAATATAAAATAATTAGTTCCCATATTATTATAAAAATTGATGATATTTTTAGAAAATAAAACCTCCAATCAATAATACAATCGCATTTTACATCTTCAATGTTATAAAGATAAAATACAATTAATGCATTTGTAATAATAATAATTATATCTACATAAATATTTGTAAACCTTGTTTTTCCTATTGACATTTTATAATTATTATTATTTATTTTATTTTTATTTATTATAGTTTATATATATATATTTATTTTTTTAATATATTTATTAATATTAATAAATAAAAATTTTAATTTTTTAATTTTTTAATATATTAATAATTAATAATTAATAATTAAAATGCCAAGAAAGAGTTTCAAACGCAAGAATAAAAAAACAAAGACTAAGAAAACGCATAAACGTAATAACAAAAGTATTTCTCGTAATAGAAAAACGCTTTCAAATGTTAGGAAGATGAAGGGTGGAGGACAAATAATGCACAGTATAAAGGGTCATATTGATATAGTCTCTTGTGTAGCTTTTAGTAGCGATGGTAATTATATAGCATCGGGTTCACATGACAGCACAATAAAAATATGGGATACAAAAACAGGAAAATATATTAAAACATTAGATTTGATTTTTTTAAAAAGTAAATACAGGTTAAAAGTAAGTAGTGTAGTATTTAGCAATGATGGTAAGTATATAGTGTCCGGTTCTTATGATGGAACTGTAAAAATCTGGTCAATTGAAACTGGAAAATTAGAGAAAATGTTATATGATAACACAAATATTTTAAAATTTAAAGAAGATGGCACATATGACTTTGGGAATTTTAACTTTGATGGAAGCATTATTAGAACTGTGGCTATTAGTAAAGATGGACAATATATTGTGTCTGGTGGTGATAGTCAAATATTAGATATGTGGTCAACCGAAACAGGAGATTGTATTACAAAAATGACTGGACATTATGGAATGGTCAATAGTGTAGCCTTTAGTAATGATAGTAAATTTATTGTATCTGGTGCAAGTACTAGTGCATCATCACGACCTAATAATGGAGGAATTAGAAATACTATAATAATTTGGTCAGTCCCTGAAGGAAAACAAGTTTTAACATTACCTAATGAATCTAGTGTCAATAGCGTTGCATATAGTAGCGATGACAAATATATAGTGAGTGGGGATAACAGGGGTAATGTACACATATGGGAGATTGAATTCAAAATAATTATACGTATATTACAACACAACAACACACAAGAAAGTGTCAATAGTATTGCAGTAAGCGAAAACTATATAGTATCAGGGTCAAGTGATAAAACAGTAAAAATATGGTCAACTAAAACTTGGGAATTAATTGAAACAATTAATAATAAGAAAGCAAGAAGTGTAGCAATTAGTAATAATGAAGAATATATAGTTTATTCGAAAGAAATAGTTTATAAAACTCACCCAGGTAATCCACAATATGAGGATATAATTATTTATAGTATAAATCAACCGTTACCACAAGCAAATACAGGGATAGTGCAAGCAGGACAAGCAGGACTAGCAGGAAAAGAACCACAAGAGTTAACAACTTAAAGTTAAAAATAATTATAAAATATAAATTTATCTAATTCTTGTATCTAGAAACAAATATCTTTTATAAAAGTAAACAATATATAGTAAATAGTAAATATATATAGTAATAATAAAAAATGAATAAAAATAATACAAAAATATCCAAAGATAAAAAGAGACAGCTTTTATCAAAGAAAGAGAATGCATTATTTAATAAATTAGAATTGTGTAAGGAAACAAAATGTGGGTCTTTGAGAAATAAAGCAGATAAAGTAAAAAAACAGTTTAAAAAAGTAATAGATAAAATATGCCCTCCTGCAAAAACATTATTAAGTAATGATAAACATTATAAATGTGCAAATGAAATATATGAAAAATCTATTTATAAAAAATTATTTGATGAATATATTGATTGCATTAATACTAATTGTAAAAATGTAAAGCAAAAAAAGAAAAAAACAACAAAAAAAATAATTGCATATGATATGTCAAAACTTAAAAACCATTTTTCAAAGAAAAATAAATCAAATAAAACATATCAAAAATTGAAATAGTATCAAAAATTGAATTAATATTTACTTTACAATTATAATTATAACTAAACTTATAATTCAATAATCTTATAATTCAATAATTCATCAAACTTATAAGTTAATAAACTAAAAATGGATAATTTAGAAATAGATGATGAACAAATAGATGATGAACAAATAGATGATGAACAAATAGAAGAAGAAGAAAATGAATATAAAAAAATAAAACTTGTACATGATAATCATGAAAAGTTTCCTCATAATTGTCAAGCAGGAATACTTAATGGTGAAAATGGAACTGATTGTAATGGTCCAATTTTAGGACACAAATTTGTTTGTCGCTATCGACCAAATATAAGAGATAGTTGCGATCATTATCAAAATATAAATTTCTGCGTCCACCATTACAATCTTATACTTGGTTTACCCTCAAATAAAGGAGTTAAACCTGAACCATACTATGAATGGCGTGTAAGTGAAGCAATATATGAATTAATTAAAGACATTTGTCTTGAATATAAGTAAAATTGTATGTTTATATTTTATGCTTTAATTTGTTTTTGTTTTGTTTTATTTTTCTTTATACTTTGTTTCAATGTTTTTGATTTTTTCTTATCATATCCTTTTACATATTTTTCATCATAAATAGTATATGTATCATATTTAAAATTATTATTTTCTTTATAAAGGGAGGGAGCTCGAGGGAACCGTAGGTTCATTCGTTATAAAGTGTTTTGCATAACCAAAAGTTTTCATAGCTTGAACGTGAATTATACCTAAATTATAAGTAATATTTGCAACTGATATAATACGTTTTGCTGCATTGTATACCTCAATTGCTTTTTCTGGTAAAACTATTATGGATATGTTAACACTATAATTTCTTTCTATTAAATTTGTATTATTTACTGTATTTTCTGTATTTTCTTTTTGCATCCATGTACCATAACATTTTTGATAAGTCAATCCACCTGTTATTTTTGTTAATTCTTGTGTAATTTCATAAACTGCTGTATCAAAGCTTTCTTTTCTGCAATCTGCGTCTATATATAATTCATCTTTTTTTAGTATTGGTATACCTATGCAAAAATTCCATATTACTCTTTCATTTGAATCATTGTCTAGATTCATATTAGAGTCTAGATTCATATTAGAGTCTAGATTCATATTCATATTTATTATTATATCTAATAAATATAAATATAATAAATATAAATATAAATAAATATAGGATATATATAAAGTCAAACTTAAAATGTGTTTTTCTACAAATGCATCAATAGCAGCATTTGTATTTGGAACATTCTTCAATATTAAAGTGTTTCTAGATGCAAATAATAATCCAAATGAAAATAATATAAATTATAAAATGATAGCAGGTATGTATCAAATTGCATTAATTATGCAAATATTTGATTATATTGTATAGAATGATAAAGAATGTAAAAGTAGTGGTAAATTGGCTACAAAAGGTGCATTTGTTGTTTCAGTATTACAACCAGCTTTTATAATAATTTTATTTTTATTGTTTACACAAGAAACTGATATGAAAAAAAAGTTAAGTTCATGTGTATTATTAATTGCATATCTAGGAATTATTATATATATGTTTTATTTTAATCCAAATAATATAAATGCCATCGATTGCATGTATATAAAAGATAAATGTAGTGAAATGTATTATAAATGGACTGATAATTTACATCCTTATGGAAAACTAGCTCATATTGTATCTATAAGCGCATCTATGGGATTATTATTGAAATCTAAACTGTTTGCAGGAATACATATATTATTTTTTGTTGGTTCATATTTATTAAGCCGAACATTTTATACGTGTGGTATGCCATCAGTTTGGTGTTTATATGCTTGTGGTGGTCCATTATTAAATTATATATTGATGAAAAGCCGTTTTTGCTAAAACGGCACTAAAAGCAGGATTTAGAAAACAGGATTTAGAAAGCAGGATTTAGGAAATCCCGCGCGCAAAATTAATAAAATATAAATATAACTAATAATTACAATAACAATCATAAATATAACTAATAATTAATCAAGAATGGAATCACACATGGAATCACCAATAGAACCAATTTTATATATGTATCCAAATCGTTATAATTGGAGGAGACATAGAACATTTTTCAAAGAAAAAATAAATTGTAAAAAATTTCTTGAATGTCTAGTTAATGATAATGATAATGATAATAATAATTCTAATGATAATTCTAATGATAATAATAATTCTAATGCACTAAATACAATAGAAACAAAAGATAAAAAAATTAAATCACAATTATATGTAAAATATACAAAAAAATATTATTTTATATCTAAGTTAGACAAAGAATCTTTGGAATATAAGAAATTTATATCAATATTGTCTAATAATGATAATAATAATGATAATGATAATAATAATAATGATAATGAATTCATATGTATAAAAGTAGGCAATGATAAATTGAAAAATGAATACGAGATTAGTAAAACATTACAATCTCTAAACATACCAGTTTTCATGAATTATCATTGTATTTTAGAATGCAGAGACAATTTATGTATTGATAATGAAACCCGTTGTCTAGATGTAAAAAGAGATTTGTGTGGTTTTGAACCAAAAGATGTTAGATATGCCATTGATTTTCCAGATGAGATAGATGTTCCTGTAAACATTCTAGTGATGCCATATTTAAAATATGGTGAGATTGGTCTCCATGCATGGAGTCCCGAAACTTTTTATATATTGAAAAATTGTTTGAAACATATGATAATGGCATTGCTATACGCAGCATATAAACTTAATTTCATACATGGTCTTGGATGGTTAGAAAATGGCGGAATACATGATGGTAATTTATTATTAAATAAAACTGATTTGAAAAGTATATCATATGGCGAATTTGGCGATTTAGAAATCATTGACGGATATTATCCTGTTATAAATGATTATCATAATGGCGGATTTATTGATTATAATAAAATTAAATATGGTGATGGTGATGGTGATGGTGATGGTGATGGTGATGGTGATGGTGATGGTGATGGTGATGGTGATGGTGATGGTGATGGTGAGAATTCTGGTTCTAATTATGATTGGATGATATATCATGATATTAAATATATAGTAAATCACATTACATTAGCAAGAGAGTGTAATTTACCTCCATTATCCTTTATAAGTTTTTTGGATAAATTATCTACATGTTATAAATATGTAAATATTGGAACAAATAAATCTAAATGTATTACTTCTAAAAAAATATCAAAAGAAATTTGTGATATGTTATGTCATGAAATTGATATATTTGAATATGATTATTAATTAGTATCTAGACATATATAAATACATAACTAATCAAATCGCCCTAATATTGATGTATATATAGCTTTTATACATTTTGAAGGTTGTTCTATTGTAAGATTGTATTGTGATTCATTATTATATGTTCCTGGGCTTATTGGAATTACTTCAAGACTAAGCTTATAATCTTTATAACCCAATTCTGTAAGAATATTTGGTTGGTCTCTTAAATGCCATAAAAATGCTGTAATATCACATCTACTTTTATTTTCATAATATAAACTAAACTTTTTTGGATTATCATGAGGAAGTCTATCTAAAAACCGAGATATACTTTTAAATGCAGTATGAATAAATTTATCCCTATTAACTGCTATTTCAATTTCAATATATTCTTTTATATTAGGTGGTAATACATCTAAATCAAACGCTGCTTTTGATGTAGCATTACTGATTGCAATTCTATTAGATACGATTTCTTGTAAAGATTCAACTTTTTTTAATTGTGGTGAGGATTTAACATTTTTTAATTGTTGTGATAAGTCATCCATTTTAGTTTATAATTGTGGATATTTGATTTAATAATATTTAATTTTTTGTTTTAAATTTCAATTTTTTCTTTAATTGTATTTAATATTTCAATATAATATAAATATATATCTAGATACTAAAATAATAGAAATAATATAAATATATCTAGATACTAAAATAATAGAAATAATATAAATATATATCTAGATACTAAAATAAATAAAAATAGATAAAACCAAAAAAATAAATATAAACAAAAACATTCACAAATGCCAGAAGCAATTGAAATTCTAAAATTTGCAGATATACTCCGTGCCAATATTATAGGTCATAAAATAACCAAAATAAATATTCATAAAGGTCGTTATACTAAAAAACCATTTGAGGGTTATGATGACTTAGTTAAAGCACTACCATTAGTAATTGATTCAATTGATACAAAAGGTAAATTTACATATATAACTTTATCCAATACATCCAATACATCCAATACATCCAATACATCCAATACATCAAAAGAAAATTCTCATCATAATTCAAAATCATTTTATTTATTTTGCACATTAGGACTCAGTGGCGGATGGACTCTAAAAGGCAATAATAAAAGCGACTTTGCCAAATGTGATAAATGTAATTATACGGAGAAAGAGGGTGTAATATATACATATCCTAATATGATGGAATATATTAGTGAGGATAGTCAAAATGAATGGTTTCAAAGAGCATTAAATCATCTCAATGTAGAATTTATTACAGATATAAATACAAAAAACAAGTCAAATATATCTTTCTATTTCTATGACCAACTTAGTTTTGGTACGTTGAAAGCTATTGATGCCGTTAAAGATAAACCAATTCTAGAAAAGAAATTACGGGAATTGGGACCCGATTTGATGCAACTGGACAAAGATTCCAATGATTCCAAAGATTCCAATATTAAGACAACATTTGCAATATTTAGAGAACAAATTAGAAAGAAAACAAATGAAAGTAAAGCCATAGGAAATGCCATTGTTAATCAAAAAAATATATCAGGTGTAGGAAATTATTTGCGTGCTGATGCATTATGGATGTCTAAACTATCACCATTTCGCAAAGTTGCAGATATTAGTGATAAAGAATTAGAAATATTATATTGGTCTTTGTTATCTTTAATGTGGGGGGATTATGATTATAAAAAAGGCAAACACCTAGGTTATATTAAATATAAAATCCCTAGTGATTATAAAAGGAATTTCTTTGTTTATAAAGAGGAAAAGGATATTAATGGTAAAACTGTAAGTAAGAGGGAATTATTTGAAGGGTCGCAAAAGCGTTTTATATATTACGTAAATGATAAGCATGTACAGAAATGAAATGATATGAAATGATATGAAATGATATGATATGAAATGATATGAAATGATGTATATGTATATGTATATGTATATTGGTAGTGTGAGGGTTTGTTGGTAGTTTGATGGATTTGTAGATAGTTGGTTGGTGGCGGGTTGGTAATAATTATAGTATTTTTTGGTATAAATAACTTTTTTTTAATAAAAATTGATTTTTTTATGTTTTTTATTATTATTATTATTATTTATTCGATCCACGATTGAAAAAGTATCAACATGGCTGACAAAACCTCAAAAAGCTTTAAAGCCTTATTTTCCGAATCCAAACCCGTCGTCAATGAAATAAAGACTTCCAACTTTAATTCATTATATAATGATGCGCCTGCGAGTCTTAAAGAGTCAACTAACTCATGGAATTGTTATGAATCAGTTCCAGATTCTGGTCCTGAGTTTACAACTCAAGGAGGAAACAACCGAAGTCAAGTTAAGACTAGTAAACCAGTATTCGAGGATGTTTCCTTTAAGAGCGTAGGCGATCATGGGTTTCAGGGATCTGTGCTTTACATCAACGGTGTAGGCAAAGACACTACAGCCTCAGGACCTATCAACACGATGATAAAACGTAAAAGTGCAAATCATCGTAATACACCCGCAGATTTCTCATCATGCCCAGAAAAAGCTGTAAATGCTTTCAACAGAAGGTACATGATAAACGAAACCAAATTGGATGTCAGTTTTAATTCTTCGGGAAAGCCCTTTCTCAACTTTCCCCCCGGTATGAATACCCAGGAAATCATCAATGTGGTTGATGCCCTCACTGCTTTTGCACAAACGTGGGTTTATCCATCTTCTCTATCTGTTGTTGACCAACGCCATGTTGTTGCCGCCATACCGGATGCAACTTCGGCAACGAATTTCCCTTCTATTTCCAATAGAAAAACTACTGAGGTTAACTACTCAGTCGTTGCTAAAGGAGGAAACCAGGTGCCATCAACTCCGGCGATAGAGGCTAATGCTCGAACACAGTATAAGGCTGCCCTCAAATTAGTTGAAACTCGAGATAGTTTGGAAAAACAACTTGCAAAAGTTGTCGAAACAGAAGCAAAACTTCCAGAACTGAAGGCTGCTGCTGAAGAAGAAGACGATCTTGCAAATCAAAAAGAAGAACTCGAAAAGCAGTTGAAGGCACTGAAAGAAAAGCAGAAGGCGCTTCAAGCAAAAAAGTCAAACTAAATGTTTGCAATCAAGCCCTTTTGAGTGTTGTGATATACACATATTATATATTAATTCAATATATACATATACACATATACACATATACACCTATATATACATATATACACATATTATATATTATTTTAATATATACATATAAACATATATACACATATAAATATATACACTCAATAAATTTTTTTATTGTTTTAATTTTTTTAATTTATTTTTAATTTTTTTTAATATAAAACAAAATTTATACTAATAAATATAGTAATATTTATAGAAAAGTAATAATAATTATAATCAAATATAATCAATCATAAAATGGAATCCCAAAGCAATCATGAATCCCAGCATGAATCCCATCATGAGTCCCAACATGAGTCCCATCATGAGTCCCAACATGAGTCCCATCATGAGTCCCAACATGAGTCTCAGCACGAATCATATAATCAACCAAACCAAGATGAAATGACAGAAATTCTACTTTCAAAGATTAAGAATTTCAAAAATGTAGATACAAAAATTAAACCTATTAAAAATAATCTTGGTGTTTTCAATGCAATTACAGTTCATATTAAATTAAGTGATATTGGCAATGGTGTATTTCATAGTGCGACTTTAAAAACGGTTTCATATCGTGGTCGAATGATAAAGATAAAGTGTGTGTTTACTGATAATGAAAATTTAATAAGTGATATGAAAATTAATAGAGACTCTATTTTTCAATGTTTTCGAGATATTTCACCGGATACAATTACAGATATAAGTCTAGAACCTTTTAAAGATGAAAAAGATAATGAACACTTACGTATAATTGCAACAACAATAAAGGGGTCATCAATTGTATATGTTTATAAACGTTTAATGGAATTTGTTAATGTTATTAATGAAAAATATGGTAAATTGGTGCCTAATGATGTAAAGCATGAGGATATTACAAATATATTAGAAACCCATATGAATTCGCAAATACCAATGCATACATATACACATATGAACTCAAACATACATTATCAAATACCTATACAAACTCATATAAATTCAAACATGAATACGCAAACACCTATGCCAACACCTATGCTAACACCTATGCAAACACCTATGCAAACACCTATACCAACACCTATACAAACTCATATGCAAATACAAAATACACATGCAAAAGAATTAATTAGACATAAAATTAGTAAATTAGAAATAGAGGAAGAGGTATTGTTAAAACAATTAGAACATGTTAGATTACTAAAACAAGAACAATATAGTAAATTATCACAACAAGTAGAAAGTTTTGCAGATAAGGTAAAATTGCAATTACAAAAGAAGTAAAAAGGCAAAGGCAAAGATAATTGCAAATAAATATTTTTTCATTATTTTCATGATTTTTCATTATTTTTCATTTTTCATTTATTATTTATGAAACTCTCTATATCATAATACAAATTGCTTTCATAATTAATTTACAAAACCAATAGTAATTAAGTATAAATAATGGTAAGCTAATCATTGCTGTTAACATTACGCCATCATTATATAATAGAAAAAACATATATGTAAAATTAACTATACGAGTTAAAAAATACATAACTAATGTAATAATTGATGATAATTTCATTTGTAAAGTATGAGTTTGATTTGTATGTAATAAATACCATGTATAATTCAATGGAACTACTGTATATTCTGCAATTAACATTCTGCTTAAATAAAATAATGCATATTTAGTATAATTAACATTTTCATTACCATCACCATTACCATTACCATTACCATTACCATTACCATTACCATTACCATCACCATCACCATTACCATTACCATTACCATTACCATTACCATTACCATTACCATTACTATCACCTCTATCTTGTCTAAACAAAAATATTTGATAATAAATTATAATACTATGATGTAGTAAAACTAGATAATCATTAATATGTAATTTAAATTGCAAATTAAGTCTAGTATATATTAATTTTGATGAGTCAATAACATATACACAATCTGCCAAATAGTAAGCCATACTTAAAACCAAAATATTAATATAATAATATTCGCTAATCCATTCATAAATATATAATGATGATGCAATTGATATCATAATAGCATGTATTGTGCTTGCACTATATGCTACAAGTTTATGACATCCATCAAATGATTCAACATATCTAATAGGTGTAATTAACATTGCAAATAATCTATTATGAAATGCAAGTTTATAAACACAATTATACAGCAAATATATAGTCATACCATAAAACCCAATCCAACTCATACTAGTCATATTGTAATATTTACATCCTAATAAAGGCAATGCAAATGTAAATTGTAATATAGAAAATATATTTTTTGATGTTTGGGTTTGGGTTTGCGTTTGCGTTTGCGTTTGCGTTTGGGTTTGGGTTTGGGTATGGGTCTGGGTTTGCGTTTGCCTATCATTTTGCCTATTCATTTTTATAAATATAAATATATAATCATACAATCATACAATCATAGCTGTTTTTAGTAAATTATAAAATATGTATTAAAAATACCTTTATATTACAGTTTTGTGTATTTGTGTATTTGTGTATTTGCAAATAATAAAAAGTAAAATAAAAAATAAAAAATAAAAAATAAACTATAAAATAAATTATAAAACATGTATTAGACTTATTCTCTAACATATTCTCTAATAATTTGTTGTGTGATATCAATATTATGATATCTTTTTAAATCAAATTGTATTTTTTTTGGAGTATGATTTGCTTGTTTCATATCTAGAATCATTTGTTTTGCAATATATGGTAAATTATCTATTATTGTTGAATCATTAGAATTAGGTTTAGTAATTTTAGTAGTTTTAATAATTTTTTTTTCTTTGACGTTTCCATTGCTTTTGCCTTTACCTTTTGAAATACTAATTTTAACAAAATCAAACTCGCTTTCACTATCACAAACGTCTTCACAAACCTCATCACTAGAATACTCCTCAACATTATTTTTTAGAACATCTACAATACCTACTACATTACCTACTACATTACCTACTACACTACCTACTGCACTACCTACTACACTACAACTAGAATCTAGCCATTTGAACATTAGTTCCACGCCATGGCTAGTTGTTATATATCCGCCAATTTCTAATTGAGATGGAACGCTATGAACACATTGATGGCATTCTTTGCATAATGCAACTAAATTCCATAATTTATTCTTATTAAAAATTCCATAATCTGCATTTTCTATAAGATTATTATGATTTGCATCACATTGTTGATTTATATGATGAACATCACTTGCATTTTTATTATTGCATACTTCACATATTGCAATTATTTTATCAACATTGTATTTTGATTTGTTTAGGGATGCATTTGGTTGTAAGGATGCATTTGGTTGTGAGAATGCGGATGCATGCATATTTGACATGGCTGCATTGACCCTCTCTTCTTTTTGCTTCATATTTGCCCTTATTTCCTTTGCCTTTTCAATAAAATCATCATCCAAATTCATAGATTCGCAAACTAATATCCCGTATGATGCTTGACCGGAACCATCATGAATTTTTCTACTATATACCAGTTTTTTCGGGTCATTGGGGTGTCTTTCTACCAACATATGACACAATCTTACATTTGCCAAATCAGTTATATAATGCATATCTGCCAAAGAATGGAGATGTGTTGCAAATATAAAGCTACTCTGCCTCTTTGAAAGCAAACCTACTCCCGAGGCGACCAATGCCGTTGCATCTTGCGTATTTGTCCCACTTGCCAATTCATCGCCTAATATAATGGAATCCTCATTTGCATATTTCAAGATTACTTTAAATTCTTTCATTTCTACTTCAAATGAACTAAGTCCCGCGTATAAGTTGTCATTATTGCGTATACGTGTAAAAAGGTATTTATAAGGCTTATATGTAAACTTGCTAGATGCAACATACATCCCTGCTTGTGCCATTATTACATTAATACCAATTGACTTCATTAGACTACTTTTACCAACTGCATTAACTCCAAATAATAATACACCATTTACTCCATCGGCACCCATTGTTATATTATTGGGAACATATTTTGATTTGGTAGTAATGTGTTCTATAATTGGATGCCGCATCATCTCAGCTTTGATAAAACTGTGTTCAGCACTAGAATCAATTGTTGGACATGTATAACCCCTTTCAACTGCATTTATAACATTTGATTGCAATAAGTCTATTTCGGCTATGAATTGTGAAACCGTAGATAATACATCTAGGTTGTCAATTGCATTGTCAATTGCATTGTCAATTGAATTGTCATTTGTAGTCGTATTTGTCCCTGTATTGTCTTGATAATAATTACTACTATGACCCCCACCATTAACAATTTTCGCATTTAGCCAACCCATGAACTCGACTTTTGCAAATCTCCCCATTCTTTCAATATTTGCCTTTAATGTACCATTGCTCGTTTTCAAATAGGCGATTTCTATTTCCCATTTAGATTCCTTCATTTGTATAAATTTTATGTCTTTGTTTGTAATTGTATATGTGCCTATTTTTATGTGATGTGTTTCACCTGTGTGGGGTGTGTTTTGGTTTGTGTTCTTGGGTGTGTTTTTGGATGTATTCGTCATAAAATACTTTTCCAATGCATCCTTACGGGTTTTATTAGTATATATATAAATGCCTTTTGATGCATTTTCGCCAATAAATATACACGGATTTGATGTAGTTGGATTGAATTTATGGTCTACGATTTTGGATAATTCAATGACTAATGAATCAAGAAAACCCCTATCACATTCTATTTCATCTTGTAATATGTCCAGCTTTGGAGAAACGCCTTTCCTGAAAGGATTACTTTCAATAATTTTCCAAATGTTTGCATTTTGTAATGCATCTAGATTGATATCATTTACAAATGTTTGATAAATAGACATAAACATTGACATGGTATTTTCATTTGGAATGAGAGATGCAAGGTTTTCAAGGGGTTTTGATGTTTCGAGGGTTTCGAGGGTTTTGAAAGATGGATGGGATGGGTGGCTTGGGTGGCTTGGGTGGCTTGGGTGGCTTGGATGGCTTGGGTGGCTTGGATTTCTATTACTATTTAAACTAACCATTTTGTTTACATATTCATATACTTTAATACATTTATCCAATGAATCCATATAAATCCCAATGTCATTAGGTTGTATTTTCTGTGTGATGATTTTTCTCAAATAATTGTCAATATTTTTAATACCTGTTAAATTTAATCGCAATTGGTGCAAAGGAGACCCATATTTGTCCTTATTTGCCCCACCGTGGGATATCATATATTCATTGTGAATATATTCAATATCAGCAATGGCATTGTATCGCATTTTCAAGACATTGCAGTCGGTAATAGGTATCGAAAGCCTTTGACGGAGGAGGGTTTTTCCCAAGGGGGTTTTGGTGTTATCGAGCAATTCAAGTAGGCATATGCGTTTTGATGCTGAGGATGATGCAGATGAGATAGATGATGCGGATGATGCGGATGATGCACTATTTAATTTTAAATTATCAATAATGTCTAATTGTTCAAGACAATTGTTTGCCAACATTAAATACTTATCACTATTTAGCATTATTTCCGGTTTTTGTAATTTATCTATTATGCTTTTGTCATGGTTGATAACAAATTCAAGTAATAGAGTTAATGCAACTCTTGAATAATTGTGGATGAAACCATCAATATCCAACTGTTGGCAAATATCTAAAATCCCGCGGTATTTTGTATATACTGAATCAAATACTTTGTTTTGATAGTAATCATTACTATATTTATTATCAACTGGTTCTCTTATAATTTTAAAATGATGATTGAATAAATGGAGGGCATTAATAAGATTTTCATCACTAAGGATATCATCGAGTTCGGTGGTGGGGAGTTCGGTTGTGGGTTCGGTGGCATTTGCATTTGCGTTTGCAAGAGTAGGTGTTGTGGGTGTGGTTGTGGGTGTGGTTGTGGGTGTTTGTATATATATAATTAATTCATTTGGATTTTTAATTGTTAATAATTTGAGCAATTCGTCAAGGGGGATTGAAATATCTGTCGTCGACGAATTATTAATCGACATGACACCATTTGCTCCACTCAGGCAATCTACAAACGCCATGCCAATGTTTATTTGCTTATTATGATTATTATGATTATGATTTTGTCTATGACTATGACTATTGGTTTGGGTTTGGCTATAGGTTTGGCTATTCTTATAATATTGTCTTACTTGTTCAATATAAATTACCATTGTAATATTTGAGAATGTATTAGTATCAGAGTTAATATTTATACCAGGACTTATAATCATGGATTCTTTCCTTTCAAATTTTGAACCATTCTTAACTTGGTCAAATATTACAACTGTCCAACCAAATCTGTCAACTGCTTTTTGTATATATGGATTTACATATGATTCTCCAACTCCTCCCATGTATACTTGTATGGATGAATCGCCATATACATCTTGTTTCTTTTCTGCTATTTTTAAATTTACATTATCACAAAACTCCCAAAGTATACCCTCTTTTCTACCATCTGCGTATATTAGACCATATATTTCAAAGAATTCTCCAACTTGCATTAACAAGGCAACTTTATCTTTATTTAATTTTTTTGTATATTGTTTTAAAGTTTCCATGTAAAACTCAACTACTTTTAGAGATGACATTTTTGGGTTTTTTGTTTTATTTATTGAGTTGGTTTTTAATGTGTTGGTTTTAATGAGTTGGTTTTAATGAGTTGGTTTTAATGAGTTGGTTTTGATATTATATGTATGTGATTTAATGTTTAAGTTAATTTTTATTATTTATTATTTTTATAGTTTTGTTTCTAGATATTAGATTTATAAAAATGTTTGTATTATTTAATAATAATAATATTAATAATTATATTGTTTTTAGAATAGTTATTTATTAATAAATTAAATATTTAATATGTCAAGATATATAACAAAAAAGAAAAATGGTGGGTTAAGAAAGAATAAAACCATGAAGGGTGGGGGTAGTTTTTTTAAAAACCTTTTTAAAGATAAGAAAATAGAAGAATTAAATAAACTCTTAGAAGATGTTAATGAAAATGATATTAGTTTAAGACTTAGAGAACCAGACAAAATGGAAGACATACTAAAATATTTAATCCAACATACAGATAAAAAAACAATTGAAAAAATAATAAAAAAAATAATAAATAAATTTAAAGATTTGTTGATGGATGTTCTAGGAAATACAGATTTTATTGGTAATACAGATTTTATTGGTAATGATTGTTATAAACTTTACCAATTATATGAAAATCCAAAAACTAATCAGGCAGTAATTGACTATATTCAAACAATTTTAGATTTAATGAAATTAGACACAGATAACTTAACAGTGAAATTTACAATTAACAATGATGTTTTAAAAACTATGTTTGAAGGTAAATTAGATGATGTTATAGAAAACCATAAATTTGTAGGTGTTAAAGTTGAACATGTTAATAAAACTATTAATACAACTATTGAAACATTACTTTACTTTGATAATCTTAAAACACAATTAAGAAAATATTTGGAAGACAAAGGAGGATACACAACAGAAGAAGAAGGAGAAGAACAAAAAAATGTAAAACAAACAGGACCAGAAATTGTTTATGTAGAAGGAGAAGGAGTAGGAGAAGGAGAAGAAGAAGAACCGATTTATGCCTCTGTAATAAAAACAAATTATAGTGAAAATTTAAATACAATATTTAGTGAAATATTTGAATTACAAAATACTAAAAATTTTGAACAAAAAATAGCTTATATTAAAAACAATTATGATTTAAAAGATAAAACTTATGAAGATTTTAAATTCATAATTGAAAAATTAACTGATAAAGATATAGAAAAATTTAAAACATTTTTATTTTATACTAAACTAAAAAAACAAAAATTAATAGATGAGTTAAACAAATTACTTGGTTTTACAGGCTTTGATAATAATAATAATAACATAAATAGAGATGAAGCTCTACTAATAACAGCAAGAGCTCAAGAAGAGAAAGAAAGACAAACATTAGAAGCAAAACGAATAGCACTTAAACAAAATAAAAAAGCTAGTAAATATACACCCATGTTTTCTATTGTGAAAAAAGGTTTACTGTTTACTAACCCCTCACAACCATCAACTACTAAAGTTGGTGGTTCCAGAAAAATTAACAAGAAACGAAAAACTAATAAATCATACAAACAACATAATTCCAGAAAACAGAAAACCAAGCTATCTAAACTATCTAAACATAAAAAGACAAGAAAGCATAAATAAAAAATATATAACTATATATAAATATATATCTAGATACAAAAATATTAATATTCAAAATATGAATAAAAAATCAAAGATTAAAAAAACAAAGAAAACTCCAAGAACAAAGAAAAACAAAAAAACAAAATCTAATAACTCTAACTCTAATAAATCTAATTATACAAAAAAACAGTCTGGTGGA